TTGAAAAAATGGCAGACAAATTTAAAGAAGCATTGCCATCAACAATGGACGAATGGAAATTTATTAGCGTTGCAAAGTTGACGCTAAATAAAAATCCTAAATTAGTACAAGCAGACAAAAACAGTTTGATGCAAACTTTTATGAGGGCAGCACAAGACGGTTTGTACTTAGATGGCAAAGAAGCAGCAGCAGTTCAGTATGGCAACTCAGTTCAATACATACCAATGGTCGAAGGCATCATCAAGGTATTACATAACAGTGGTTTAATTAAAACTATTTCTGCTGAAGTTGTATACGAAAATGATTTGTTTGATTACGAGTTAGGAACTGCACCAAAAATTACACACAAACCTTTAATAACTGGTGACCGTGGCAAACCTATATGTGTTTATGCAGTAGCTGTAACTACTAATGAAGGTGAGTACTACGAGGTAATGAACATGGCAGAAATAGATAAATGCCGTCAGGTATCCAAAGCTAGTTCATCTCCTCATAGTCCTTGGGTTAAATGGTTTGACCAAATGGCTAAAAAAACTGTTATTCATCGCATTGCAAAACGACTACCAAAAAACGATGCAATTAGTTCTGTTGTAAGAGTAGATGAGGACACTGAATTTAAACAGGCAGTAAACGTAACTCCTACACCTGATAAGCAAGAGCAGCCATTGTCTAGATTAAAAGAAGCTATGGGTATGGCGAAAGAAGAGGTAGATCAGGCAGCAGATAACGTAATTAACAACTACCGCAAGGAGGAGTAATGCATTTTTACTCCTTCAACATTGGCGATTACATTAGCCATACTAAACACTTGTCAAACATGGAGGATCTAGCATACAGAAGATTGCTAGACCTCTACTACTTACATGAACGGACGTTGAACGAGGATGTGGCTACTGTTGCACGCAAAATTAACATGAGAGACAACGTGCCAGAAGTGAAAGTAGTTTTAGAAGAGTTTTTTATTTTAGAAGTTGGCAAAGGATGGATTAATCCAAGGGCTGATGAAGAAATAGAAAAGTATCAAAGCAAGGTGCAATCAGCAATTAGGGCAGGTAAAGCATCTGCTCTTGCTAGATCCAACGCCAGTTCAACAAAGGTTCAACTAAACAATAAACAAGAAACATTAAACAAGAAACAAGAAACAAATATAAAACGACCTAATAATGTAACTAAAAAAACATGGGAGGATTTTTTAATTCATAGAAAAAATTTAAAAAAACCTTTAACAGAAACTGCATTTAAGGGTATAAAAAAGGAAGTCAGCAAAACTTCTATTAGTTTGGAGGATGCATTAGTTATGGTGCAAGCAAGAGGATGGCAAAGTTTTAAATCTGATTGGATAGAGAAAGAACAAAAGTCATTTGCTACAACTAACTACGGTGAGGGGGTACAAAAAATATGAGTTTAGAAAATCTTATTAACAAAGACAGGCCAACAGAAGAACGCATTTGTGCAAAGCATGGTGCATATACTTCAACAAATTATCTTGGCGAGCATTGGACAGAGTGTCCTAAATGCATGATTGAACGCAGGGATGCAGAAGCAAAACTGCAAATAGAGCGTGACAAGCAAGCTGCATTAGAACGTGAGCAGCGTAGATGGATGTCAAAGATAAAAGGTGCAGCTATACCAGAACGATTTAAGGATCGGACGTTAGATAGCTATGTAGCAAAGACAAGTGGTCAACAGAAGGCATTAGCTTTTGCAAAAGAGTATGCAGAAAACTTTGATCAAGTAATAAAAACAGGACGTTCTGCAATTTTTGTTGGCAAACCGGGAACTGGCAAAACCCACTTGGCAATAGGCATTGCGTTAAGCATTATGCAACAACAACGGTCTCCAGTATTCGTTACCGTACAACGTCTTATTAGAAGGGTCAAAGATAGTTGGAGAACAAAAGAAGAAACAGAAAGCGAAGTTATAGATGCATTTGCATCACCTGATTTGCTCATACTTGATGAAGTTGGTGTACAGTTTGGGTCAGAGTTTGAAAAACAATTGTTGTTTGATGTACTTAATGAACGCTATGAAAAACTTAAGCCATCTATTTTATTATCAAATATTCCTAGCGAACAACTGTCTGACTACCTTGGTGAACGTGTAACCGATAGGTTGCGTGAAAACGGAGGTGCATTAATTGGTTTTAACTGGGATTCCTACAGAAAAAATTTATGACAAAAGAAAACAACGTACAAGCAGGTGACTTGTGGTTTAATCCAAGTAATCCAGAAAAATTAGTTGTATTTAAAAAACCTGATTTAACTGTTAAACAACAAAACATTATGCAAATTGCAAATTACAAACAGCAGTTAGCAGAATTAGAAACACAGTTTTGGTTTCACAATCTACCAACAAAAGAATACATAGTTAGGTTTGATGCAATAAAAAAACGCATAAACGAATTGGAGCAAGAAGATGATTGAAATAGTATTAGGTTGGCCACCATCAGATTTATCACCAAATAAAAGATTGCATTGGGCAAAGCTGGCAACAGCAAAAAAACAATATAGAAAAGATTGTTACAGCGTATCTAAAGAACAGTTAAAAAAATATCGTGGTGTATATGAAAACATACCAGAAAAATTAGTTTTAGAAATGACTTTTATACCACCAGACAGACGTAGTTATGACCGTGACAACTTAGTTGCTAGAATGAAAGCAGGTATTGACGGATTAGCTGACGCACTACGCATCAACGACAAACGTTTTAATACTGTCATTTCAACAATGGACTCAGACTACCTTGGTGGTTTTGTCCGCATACGCATACTACAGGAAATTCCTTATGGCACGAAAAATCAAAAACCTATCCGTCAAGACACGAGAATACAAAGATAGGGATGGCAATCCCAAAGCAAACTGGGTAAACATTGGAGTCATCATGGAGAATGACCAAGGCAAACAATTTATGTTGTTAGATAAATGGATAAACTTTGCAGGGATACCTGACTTTAGTGGTAAAGAAAATTCTTCATCAATAATGGTAAGTATGTTTGATGTAGATAATGATTACCAACCTAACCGCAAAGACATACCACCATCATATAAAGGCAACGACAACGATATTCCATTTTGAAGTAGCCCCAGAATGACACAGACCATTTATCACTCTGGGGCTAGGCTCTAGAGTTGGGGTAGAGAACTAGAGCCACTAGGCCACCACCACTGCTTTACTTCTTGGGTGGCCTACCTTTTTTTGTACCGTATGTACCTTTACCTTTTGGCATAATAAACTCCTTTTTTTAATTATGAAAGAATTTTTTTATTCTGTCCATAGTCTTACGCTCTTCTTTCATTTGTTTTTTTATAAGTAATCCTTCTAGCTCTACTACTCTTCCTAACAAACCTGCAAGAAATACATCTTGTTTCATCTGATGCCTAATTAAATGTGTGCAATATCTTTTTACTCCATCGTGATCATCGCTTTTTAAAACTTCTCTAATACGCATTTCTACAGATAACTGCAACTCTACAGGTGGTTCTTCTATTTCAATGTTGAGAAATTTATCTATCATCAATTTAATTTAGGAAACAATTGTTGTTCAAGCAGATCTACTGCACGGTCATCCAACGTGTTTGAGGTCTGCTTACAAATTGACCGTAATAAATCCACGATTAACCTTTTACATCCTGTTGTTGAAAGGAAGCGTAATAATATAGGCTTTAGTATTTTGTACATAGTTTGTTTGTTTTTCCAAACATAGCACACGTTATTGTATCTTGCCTTCTATTCTGCTAACCGCTTCTGATAACTTGTTTAATC